GTCGTGAACTTTGTACTGCTTGTCTTATTAAAGAAAGAGAAAACAATGACAGAAGCTGAAAAATGGCTTGATAAACATATGGATTGAGGTGGAGATGAAAAGATTTAGATTAGTAAGCAATTCGTTTATTGACCAAAATGGAGCACTTCGTTCAAAACAACAGTTTGTTGAAGCCGATAGTTTCGCTGATGTTATTGAATATATCGAAAGCAACGCAGGTTGGTACACTGGTATCAACGGAGCTTTCAAAGTTGCCTATATTGAGGAGGTTGTGGAATGATGCTTGAAACAGTGAAATATTATGGAGAAGGAATTAGTGGTAATGTTGTTCAGCGGGAAACCCCTTATGGATTCTCACGAATGAAACATAAAAAACGTACTAAAAAAAACAGTTTCTCAACCGTTTACTCTTGATGATTTTAAATTGATGGGGGAAATAGCTGGTAAAGCAGCAAAAGCTTTTGCTGAAGGATACATGGAGGTACTCTATGATTAAAGAATTACATATCATTTTTCACCCAGAAAATGAGTATCCTTACTCAATAGCAGGTTGGAATGAAGATGGTACTGACTTTACAGGTTCGGCTGCTGAACTAGGACTGGCAACCTTACAATGCGCTACAGCAATCTTTGAAGGATTGTATCAAGATTATAAGGAGACTAAAAGATGAAAATAGTTTATAAGATACTAATTGCTCTAATAGTAATTGCTGTAGGATTTGGATTATCTCTAGTAACCTATCATCTCTTTGGGTACGACAAGATAATGAGCTTTTGGCAGTACATCTTACTTCGAAGTAAATAAAAAAAGCCCAAGCTGACCAAGCTGGAGCGAAATTGTGAATTCTAACGTTTATATTTTTATGGTCTAACAAATTATATCATACTGAGCTAGGAACTCGCTAAACTCAACTGGAGGAGAAATGGGTAAATCATTACTAATTGCAACTGGAATTGTTGCTTTGTTTATGCTGTATGTTTTAGGTATATATTTACTAGCTAAGATTATCGGGTTATGGATATTTGCAATATTAGCTGTGATTTTTATTATAGTGGTCGCTTTTGGAATTAACTCTTTTAATTAAACAAAAAAAAGCCCACTGCAATGGGCTTCGGCAAGAAGTTTTCTAACTTAATTATACCACAAAAGGAGAATTTGATGAATGGCTGATAAGTTAGATAGAATTATTGGAGATTACTTGACAGGAAAGTTAGCAGCAAATATCAAAGCTAGAGAGCTTGATTTGAGAGCTAGGAAACCTACAGATAATCTTGGGATTAGAACACAATCATTTGGAATAGCACCGCAAGAGTCGGAGTTTTTAAGAGTTGAGGAAGATGAACTCAATGGCATTCTCGGAAAAATGAAAAGGCAAAAAGAAATACTTGATATGTTTTGGGATGTCGAATGTAGTGAGACAAAAAAAGCTTTACTACTCCATTATCAGCAAAGAATGACATGGTTCGGAGTAGCTCAAGAGATGTTTGTAGGTGTTACCACATTATGGCGTTGGAACAAATCTTTTAAAGAAATGATTAGACCTTATTTGTAAGTGGTAAAATCGTGAAATGTTTTTGAATGATTCGTTGAATTTTACCCCGTGTTTTAAGTGGTATACTTATATCATGGTTTAAGACGACGAGCCAATACTCATAATTCTCCAAGTGATAAAAACTGCTAGAAATAGCGGTTTTTTTGTGTAGATTTTTAGAAAGGAGGAGAAATGGCAAAAGCTAAATATGAAGAATGGATTTTAGAAGAAGGTTTACTCAAGATTCAAGGTTGGGCAAGAGACGGCTTAACAGAGGAGCAAATCGCTCATAATATGGGGATTGCTGTTTCAACTCTGGGTAATTGGAAAAAAAGTCATCTGGAGATTTTGGAGGCCCTAAAAAAGGGTAAAGAAGTTGTTGACATTCAAGTCGAAAATGCTTTGTTAAAACGTGCTTTAGGTTATGAATTTGTTGAAGTAACTAAAGAGTTAACCGAAACAGGATTAATAGTAACGAAAAAAGTTACTAAACAGCAAGCACCAGATACAACCGCGGCTATTTTCTGGCTTAAAAATCGTAAGCCGAATGAATGGCGCGATAAAAGAGAAACACAAATTTCTGGTAACATTGGGGTTCGTAATCCTATGCAAAACCTAACGGAAGAAGAACTTCGGAGGTTAGCAAATGGCATTGATGGAACATGATATGAACAAAATTCGTGAGGAGGCCCTAAAAGAGCTTGCTAGAAGAAATTATATTGATTATTTCTATTATGCTAATAATTGTACTTTTGAGCCGTTAAGACATCAAAGGTATATTGCTCCTTATTTGCAACGAATATCAGACGGTGAGCGTCTTTTTATTATCGTTGAATTACCACCTCAACATGGGAAATCAACATTCATTACAGAGTCTTTCCCCTCATATTATTTGATGAAGAATCCAGATAAACTTGCAATGGTCGTTTCTTACTCAGAAGAACTTTATAAAAAGTTTGGTAGAAAAAACCGTGAAAAATTTAGAACTTTCAGCAAGGAATTATTTGGTTTAGAAATTAGTTCTGATACTGCTAGTGTTTCAGAGTGGGGAATTGATAAACATTTAGGGCAACTTTACAGCACATCAATTTTAGGTGGAGCTACAGGGCGTGGTTCAAATTTACTTATTATAGATGACCCTATAAAAAATAGGGCTGAGGCGGAATCTAAAACTATTCGTGACAAAATATATAGCGAATGGCAAGATACCTTTTACTCCCGTTTATCTGCTGATGGTTCTGTGATTGTTATCATGACTAGATGGCATGAGGATGATTTAGCAGGACGACTTCTTAAGGAAAATAAACTACCGTGGATTGAAATAAAAATACCAGCAGTTGCTGAAGAAAATGATTTATTAAATCGTGAAATTGGTGAATCTCTTGCCCCTGAAATCGGAAAAGATGAAGAGTGGGCAAGACAAACTAAAGAAGTGACTGGCTCCCGTGGTTGGGCCGCTTTGTATCAACAAAGACCAACACCAGCTGGCGGGGATATTTTTAAACGGTCATGGGCCAAGTTTTATGTGCCTACACTCGAAATGAAAGTTAAATTAGGACTTGGTGATGATGTAAAAGTCATGCCAAGTCATTTTGATATTCAAATGCAGTCATGGGATTGCACATTCAAAGATAAAAACACATCTGACTTTGTTTCTGGTCAAGTTTGGGCGCGTGCTGGTGTAGAAAACTATTTACTAGACCGCCACCATGAGCGAATGGGGATAGTCGATACTATGAAGGCTATTGAAGTCATGACAGCCAAACATCCAGAAGCTATTGGAAAACTTATTGAGGATAAAGCCAACGGTTCTGCAGTAATTGAAATGCTGCAGAAAAAAATAAAAGGCATAGTTCCGGTAAATCCCCAAGGTGGAAAAGAAGTAAGAGCGCAGGCAGTATCTCCTCTATGGGAGGCTGGCAATGTTTATTTGCCACATCCACTATGGAAATCATATAGTGACGAGATACTTGATGAGTTGACTGCTTTTCCAAATGGAGCGCATGACGATGATGTCGACAGTATGACTCAGGCACTTGTCAGATTAGATAAAAGACCAGTACACACAAGAAGAGAAAATAGAACAACAGCATTTTAGGGAGGTGATAAATTGACATCTAAAATTATTAGTGGTGGGAAATCTGGTGGAATTCCAAAAGGTTTAAAGAAGCAGGCTGTTATGGCAGATGAAAGCAGGGTATTAGCTTCTGTTATCAAAAGCGAAAATGGAGAACAGAGTTTTAGAAGAGATTTGACTTTAATTAGTCCTCCTTATGATATTGCTGCTTTGAGAGATGTAGTCGATAATAGCAATATTCTTAACCAATGTATTGAAGCTTATGCAACTAACGTTGCTGGATTCGGTCTTGATTTGAGATACAAAATGGATGATTCCAACGAAAACGAGGAAACAAAAGCAGAGTGGGATGTTCTTACAGAATTACTCAATGAATTAAGCTTTGAACGTCCGCCTAAGGAAATCGTCCAAGAAGTCATTCGTCAAGTCGAAGAATGTGGAAATGGATATTTTGAAGTTATTAGAAATGGCGTCGGTCATGTTGTAGGGATTGATTCAATCAAGCCTGAATTTATGACAGTTACCAAGCAGAATGTAGTCACTAATGACCAAGGTCAACAGATTAAGGTTAGATATTTTAATTATCGTGACAACTCAGATGATAGCTCCGTAAATTCTGGGACTTGGTTTAAGACTTATGGCGATACAACGCCACTTGATACGAATGGTTCTATCGGCAATGGAACAGCAACTGAAGTCATTCACATTAAAATCGGAGACTTCCAAAGCCCGTATGGCGTTCCAAGATGGATTGGACCGCTGATTAAAATTATTGGTAATCGTAAAGCCGATGAGCTGAATTATCGTTATTTTGTACAAGGTCGGCACATTCCTCTGGCAATCATGCTTGAAAATGCTCAACTTACACAAGCAAGTGAAGCGACTTTGAAGAGCTATGCTGATTCAATTGGTGGCGAAGAAAATCAACATAAATTTATTCTGTTAGAATCTGAAAAAGTTTCGCCAGGCGAAGAAGCGGCAGGATATGGAGAAGATAAAAGTAAGCCATCAATTAGAGTTGAACATCTTGCTGATGTTTTACAAAAAGATGCACTTTTCCTTGAATATGATGAGAATGTCACTCAAGCTGTTTTAGGGGCGTTCAGGCTTCCTCCAATATATGTGGCAAAGACTACTGATTACAACCGAAACACCGCTGAAACTGCCAAAGAATTGACAGAGGAGCAAGTTTTTCAACCTTTACGTGAATCTTATGCTTGGAGAATTAATTCTTTATTTAAAGAGTATGACCTCAAATATGTGGAAGTTTATCTTAAAGCACCAAAAATTAAAAACATGGATGATGTTACTAAGTTTATTCAAGTTGCAAATTCTGCTGGGTCTGTTGCTCCAAATGATTTACGCGGTCCTCTATCAGATGTGCTTGGCTTGCCTTTAGAGAACTTTGAGGGTGAGGAGTATAATTTACCGACCAAACAGTCCAATGCTCAAAACGGTCTAAATTCTGATGATGTGAACCTATCTAAAGCTTATGGCACAGAAACAGGGGCAGATATAGCGGCAGGTATCCGTCAAATAATGCGGAGGGCGCGTGATGAATGATGCGGAATTAATTCAAAAATCGTTAGAACTATCAGCAGAGGAAAAAGAAGAGCTGATTAAGCTTTTAAGGAGGGCTGGTTTTAGCTTTACCGAAACTCTTGCTGATAATATATCTGATATTGAACAGGAATTAGAGGATATACTTCAGGAAGATTATGAGCAAGTTGCGCCAATCTTGGAAGAGTTAGCTCAGAAAGATAAAAAACCAAGTCGGAAAATGATTCTAGCAGCACTTGCAGCTAGAGTTTTCGTTAGTAAAATGTCCGAAAGAGTCAATCCAAAAATAAAACTTTCTTACGTAACGCTTTTTGATAAATTCAATAGCAAATATAAAGGAAAGAGTGAATTCAATCCTAAAAGCCGTCATTCAAAAGAAATTGATAAGTGGCTTAAAGGCTTACCGAAATTAATGGACCTAACTTCTAAAGAGAGGTTCATTTTTCTTGTCCAATCCTCGTATGACGAAGGAAAGGGCATTAAATGGCTAGAGCGTAACCTCTCTAAACTAGACGAGTTTGGGCATAGCAGAGCAAGAACTACATCAATTACTGAGGTTTTGAGAATGTACTCAGGCTCTCAGTATGAAGCGATGATGTCCAATCCGAACATAGTAGGAAAGGAATGGATGCATACTAGTGGTATAGGAGAACCAAGAATGTCACACGGGCAGGCAGACGGAACAGTTGTTGCAGTTGATGATTTCTTTATTATTGATGGAGAAAGAGCGAGGTATCCAAGGGACCCTCAATTATCGCCAGGTAATTCTATCAGCTGTCATTGTTTCATGAATCCTGTACTTGCTGACAAGTACACCAAAGGAGGAAGTTAATGGATAAATTTGTGATAAACATTCATTCCAAAAAAACATTTTGGTTTAGCTTTTGTTTGTTTAAATTGAAAATCATAGCAATGGTAAACAAAAATAAGGCTCAATCTTTTGCTGAATGGATTTTGAATGACATAAAAGAAAATTTTAGCCATTATGTCAAAATTAAACAGAAAGGATAAAGATGCGAAAGCTAGAAAATGTAAAAGTTACTCATGTTTCGTATGTTGACAAAGCAGCAAATAAAAAGCAATTCTTTTTGACTAAATCTGCTAGTGAACCAACGTTTGAAACGACAGTAAAACTTTTGACAAAGTCAGATGACCCTCAAAAGCTAGTTTATGGAGTTGTATATGAGCCTGATGTAGAAGATGCACATGGCGATTTTATGGACGCTGAAACGATTGAAAAAGCAGCGCATGGATTCATGGAAGAATATCAAAACATTGATAAGCAACATGATTTTAAAACGAGTGCTGGAAAAGTTGTTGAAAGTTATGTCGCTCCAAGTGATATGACGGTAGGTGATACTGCTATTGCTAAAGGAACTTGGGTTCTTGTAACGAAAGCTACAGATGAACTTTGGGAGTCAATCCAAAAGGGAGAATTTACAGGATACTCTCTTGCTGGAACAGCAGAGGTCGAAGAAGTTAAGAAACAGACCACTGACAACTTCAATAACAGCAAAATGTATCGTGATATTAATGCTGCGCTTGATGCGTTTCGTTCTGCAACATGGAATATTTTGGATAACTACGCTGTTGATGATTCAACAAGGATTGAAGGTATCCAAAAAGAAATTAGTGAATTATCAGCATTAATTAACTCATTTCAAACAACACAACCACTTACTAAACAAGGACTAATCAGTACGGTTAAGTCTTTTTTTAATTTAAAAAAACAGGAGGAAGTCGAAATGACTCAAGAAGAACTTAAAAAAGCTCTAGGTGAAGCTTTTGCACCAATCAATGATCGTTTGGAAGCTCTAGAAAAAGCTACAAAAGACCCTGAAGCAGACCCTAAAAAGAAAAAAGACAAAGAGGATGAAGAAGAAACAGCACTTGATGCGAAAGCAGTAGCAAAAGCAGTTTCTGAAGCAATTGCTCCAATGGCTGGACGTCTTGAAGCTCTAGAAAAAGCTCGTGTCAGCAATACTAATGAAATTATTTCAGAAACAGTTAAAAAGTCAGCAACACCAAGTTATGTTGATGCACTTTTCCCAATTGAAGACTAAAGGAGAAAAACAATATGAACAACACAGAACTTTTACAAAAACAATTTGCTGCTATTTCTAAAGCAGGTAACGACGTGACGCTTCGTTCTGACAATGCGCGTGCATTTGTTTTGGATGTCGTTTCTGGACAAGCAACTCTTCAAAAATTGCCACCTTACTTTGCTAAATCATCAACAGGTTCTATCGATAAGCTTGGTGTTAAACGCCGTACAATGCGCACGCATAAAGGAACAGCTACAACTCCTACAGGTTCAGATATTGCCGAAGAATCTTCTGTATCATTTACTCTTTCACCATTTTTCGTTGATGCATGGATTGAAAACAGTAATGTATTTTATACTGCTCAAACTCGTGGCCAAGATGTACGCCAAGCGTTGACAACTCTTATGCAACAACAATTTGGAGCTGATTTACAAGACCTTGCTTTTAATGGAGACACTGCCTCAAAGGATGAATTCTTGAAACAAAAGGATGGATTCATTAAAAAAGCGCAAGCAGGAGCAGTTGTTAAACTTACACCTACTGCGCTTCCAACAATCGAAACACTTACGACTGATGTTGTGGGAGGATTCGAAAGCAAATACATCAACTCTAACTTCAAGTGGTTTATGTCATTGAAAACTTCAACTCATTATGTTGCTGAAATCCAAAGCCGTGCAACTAATCTTGGGGATGTAGCAATTGTTAATGGACAACTTACAAATATTGCTGGTTTTGCAGTTGAAGTAGTTGATAACTTCCCAGATAAGGTTGTTTTATTCTCACCATTTGAAAATTTGACCCCAGTTCTTGGATATGAAGTTAAAATGCAGACAGCTGCAGCCGATCCAACATCAATTGCTAAACAAGCAACTTATCATTTTGTTTTGACATCAGCTGACTTCGTAATCCGTGAACTTAAGATGGTTGGTGTTGTTACGGTGACACCCTGATGTTCCCCAAGAACCAACTGGGGTAACGTTGGATAAAACAACTGCAAGCTTAGCTGTTGGTGGAACTCAAAAATTAACTGCTACAGTTGCTCCTGATAACGCAGACGATAAAACTGTAACATTTAGTTCTAATAATATTGCTATTGCGACAGTCACTCCTGTTCAAGGAACTGTTACTGCCGTTGCAGAAGGAAAAGCAACAATTACAGCCACAACTTCAAATGGTAAAACTGCAACATGCGAGATTACCGTAACTCATGCGTGATTACCGTAACTGCTAAATAATTCTAAATAAAAAGGGTGGTTTATGCCACTCTTTTTTTTGGAAAGGAGGTCAAATGGAATATGTAGATAAAACTTACTATGATGAATCTTATAAAGGAGAATCAATAGCAAATGATGGATTTCCAAAATTTAATAAACGCTCTCAGGATATCATTGATTCTTTGACAAATTATAAAATACCTCAAATTGGATTTGATAATTTAAAAACAAATGTCCAAGAGTTAATTAAAAAGGCTGTTTGTGCTCAAATTGAATACTTCAAAGTTGAAGGTATTGAATCAAATATAAACGGCGTCAGTTCATCATCTCAAAGCGTTTCTATTTCTGGGTTTAGTTATTCTTCAAGCCAACCTTCTTCAAGCAGGCAGACAAACAGAGTATCTCCCAGTACATTAATGTATCTGGAAGGAACGGGTCTTTTAGTCAAAAAGGAGGTAAAAATAAGTGTTATTTGAACCAATCCCGAAAAGACTGCTGATTCATGAAGTAACCTACACAGAGCCGTCAAACGTTGGCGATGGTTCTATGGGAGGTGGCTCTAAGCCTAAAAGTACAGTAATTAAGAATGTACGATTTACTCCAACTCGAAAGAAAGTGACTAAATCGGACAATACAGAAGCATATACAAATGGCATTCTGTTTATTGATTCAGTAAACTCTAGCCCTTTCATTGAAATTAATGAGGGAGGAAAGATAGCTTTTAAAAATAAGAAGTTAAATATTATTGGATGTCTTGAAGCTTATACTGACCAAGGAACCCCTCATCATTTGGAGGTACAGTTACAATGAGTGTTAAATTTAAAGGAAACTTTAACCGAGTTGATAGAGCAATTAAAAAAGCACTCAATCCAACAAGCGTAGAGTTTGCTAAAAAAGCCAATAAGTATGTCAAAAAAGATACTGGAGCAACTGAATCGAGCGTTTGGAGCGCTAGTAACTTTGATAAAGGGCAAGTAATATGGGATACAGATTATGCTGCTTATGCCTATTACATTGGTACCCCATCTAAGGAACATAATCCAGATGCCGAGCAGAGGTGGGGAGAAGTTGCAAAGTCACGAGACATGGAAGATATTAGAAGAGTTGCTCAAAATGCTATTAAGGAGAATCTTTGATGGATATATTTTCAGTTCTTTCTAATCGTTTGCGAACTTTACAACTAGAAACGCCACGATTAACCGATAGCGGCCGCCAAATTATCCAAGAGGATAATCCTCCACAAGATAATGAACGTGACATATCGCTTCAATCTGTGGCGTCTGGACAAGGAATAAAAGACCTTTCTCTTGGTAGGGAAATGTCTTTTTTAGTCCAAGTCACAATAAAAAACACTGACCAATTGCAAGCTTACAATGATGCATGGAAGATAGCCAATGATTTTGATAGATTACCTCGTTATGAAAATAATGAACTGGTAACTCTTGAATCAGGAAATGGCTCTTTTTTCTTTGATTCTAGTTCCGTTTATACTCAACCAAGAAATCTTGGAAAACAAGAACATGATGCCTATCTTTATGTTTTAACGCTTGCACTAAATATTAGAAAATAAGGAGAAAAAAATGACTTATACAGGATTTGCTTTAAATTACCTCAATAAGTACGAAATTGGAGAAGCAGGAACTGTTGCCCCTGACACAGGTAAGGTAACACCACCTAGTAAACTTTATGAACTAGCAGAAGGCATTCAATCTGTCGATTTAAAAAATGATGAAGATTCATCGGATTATTCTTACTACGCTGATAAAGGCGGTAAGCAAACGAATATTTCATCTGTTTCGACAAGCTATGCATTTAAAGGTCACCGTCGATATGCTGATAGTGATGCACAATCGTTTATTCGCGAACGACTTGCTAAAACAGGTCAAGACCGTGTTGTCTATTTCAAACATACAGAACCAGATGGACGAATTATTTCTGGTAATGCCACTCTTTCAGGAATCGTTCATGGTGGTGGGGATGCCGGTGAGCGCGGTAACTTTGAAGTAACTGTCACTTTAAATGGATTGCCAGATGATTCAAAAGCAACATTGGGTGTGTAATACATACATAAAGCTAGAGGGTATTCCTTCTAGCTTTTATTTTTTAAGGAGAAAAAATGGCAAAAAAGCAAAATGAAATCGTAGTTGAACTTAAGAAAAACGTCATCCCTACTCGTGTTTTTGGAATCAAGTTCGAAATTAAAATGGGTACTCGATATTTAAAAAAATATACAGAAGAGCTTCCTAAAATCAAGGAACAAATTGATAACAAGCGAAAAGAAATTAAAGATTTAGAAGAAAAAAACGACCTTGGAGCTTTGCTGGAATTGATTGAATTCATTAAATCAAAAATTCAAGAATATACAGATTTAATTTTGGGTGATGGTGCTTTTGAAAAACTCTATGATGTTGCAGATGAAGATTTATTTGTAGTTGAAGAAGGAATGCGTCAAGTAACAGAGCAGTTCCAATTGATTCAAACAAAATCTAAAGCTCAATCATTTATTGACGGTAAAAAACGTTAAGACAGGGGGCTTTACATGGTACTTTCTCTTTCATGGAGTCAGCCAGATGTAATTGAAGCCAAAACTGCTGATTATGAAGTTGTAATGGATTTTTCACGAGTTCTGAGGTTATTTGAGCTTTATAAGCAAGATGATATCGATGTATCTGAAAAACTGTTCATTACCATTGAAATGTTCTTTTTAGCACCTATTAATGAGATACCAGAGGAAGACTTTCAGCTAATACTTGAAGGATTAACACAAAAGATAATTGGTGATAATTCTAGGGAAGAAACAGTTGAGAGAGATATGAAGGGCAATATCCTCGAAGAAGAGAAGAAATTTTATGACTTTGAGGAAGACGCTGATTATATCTTTGCTTCATTTATGCAAGATTATGGAATTGATTTAATAAAAGAGCGTGAGAAATCCAATTATTACTGGAATAAAGTTCAGTCTGGAAAGATGTCGCTCGAAAAATTTAGAAATCATACCATGAGTTGGGATAAGTTTAATGCTCTCTTAACTGGGTTATCAGAAACTTCTAAGTTTAGGCGAGTGATTGAAATTCGGCAGATGGAAATTCCTGAAAATGCTACTGAAAAAGAACGTAAAGAAATCAAAAAAGCTAAAAGTGCAGTTGCTCTGAAATCAGACCGCGAAAAAATTGAATTCGAAATGATGGATTTAAAAGAGCAACGGGAGTTCATGAGAAGAAAGGAGGAAGAATTAAATGGCCAATGATGGAGCAGTAGTAATTGACGTCTTATTAGATAGTGCAAAGGCAATGACCGAATATAATAAGTTAGGTTCGGTCATGTCTGGAACTGGTAGCAAAATAGGCAGTGCTTTAAAAGCTGGAACAGCTGCAGCAATTGCTGGAACAGCCGCAGTTGGTGTCGCAGCTGTTGGAATTGGTAAGCAAGTTCTTGCCTCCTATGCTGATTATGAACAGTTAGTAGGTGGTGTTGATACTCTTTTTGGCAATGCTTCTAAGACAGTACAAGGATTTGCTGATAATGCATATAAAACAGCAGGGCTGTCAGCTAATGCCTATATGGAAACTGTAACAGGTTTTTCAGCCTCTATGGTTGCATCTCTTAAAGGGGATACAGCTAAAGCAGCAGATTATTCAAATCAAGCAGTTGTTGATATGGCAGATAATGCCAATAAAATGGGTTCAAATATCGGTGATATCCAAAATGCTTATCAAGGTTTTGCAAAACAAAACTACACCATGTTGGATAACTTAAAGCTTGGTTATGGTGGGACTCAAGAAGAAATGAAGCGCCTCTTATCAGACGCTGAAAAATTCTCTGGACAGAAGTATGATATTTCTAGTTTTGCTGATGTAACCCAAGCTATTCACGTTGTACAAACGCAAATGGGCATTACGGGAACGACAGCAAAAGAAGCAGCTTCAACTATCAGTGGTTCAATTGATAGTACAAAAGCGGCTTATCAAAATCTTATTACTGGTCTGGGTAGTAGCAACGCTAATATCAAACAATTAGTCGATAACTTAATGGGTTCTTTGACTAATGTTATTAACAATATTACTCCTATTATCGGAAATTTGATAACAGCATTGCCTCCTGTTATTACAGGTTTATTGGGGGCAATTGCTAAACTTTTGCCAACAGTATTCTCTACAGTTTCATCACTTTTTGGAACTTTGCTGACTACAATAGTTAGTCTTTTGCCAACAGTTATTCCTTCTTTTACAGCAGGAATAATTTCATTGGTAAATTCAATAATTACTGTGATACCTAGTATCATTCAAGCTGGTGTTAGTATCATCATGAGTTTAATGCAAGGTATTGTAGGAGCTACTCCTCAACTAACTTCAGCACTTGGTCAAGCTGTTCAATCAATTATAGGTATGTTGGCTCAAAGTGGGCCAACTTTAATAATGCAAGGAATATCAATGATAAACGGGTTAATAAATGGTATTTCGCAGCAATTACCAACATTAATACCGTTATTGGCGAATGCAATTCTTGACATGGTTAACGCTTGGACCACGACTTTGCCTATGCTATGGAATTCTGGTCTAAAGCTTATTTTAGCAATTGTCCAAGGTGTAAGTGCGGCTTTACCTCAATTAATTGCTAACTTTCAAGCTATGATTCCTCAACTCATTAATATTTTGATGATAAACATTCCTCAAATTATTGATACAGCCGTTCAGATTATTTTAGCTTTAATAAATGGATTTGTAACTGCACTTCCTCAATTAATGCAAATGTTCACAACGTTATTACCTCAAATCATTCAGGTAATAATGACAACTTTACCTCTTTTAGTTCAAGCAGCACTTCAAATAATTATGGCGTTGGTTGAGGGAATTACTACTGCTTTACCAATGCTGATTGATTCATTTACAGCATTAATGCCACAGCTCGTTACTATTATAATTGTAAATTTACCAACTATTATTCAAGCGGCTATTAAAATAATTCTTGCGATTGTTGATGGTATTGTCCAAGCATTGCCAACGTTAATCCCAGCAATTGTTCAGGTTATATTGATGATTGTTAAGACAATTATTAATAATTTACCATCAATTATTATTGCTGCTATTCAGATTTTGGTAGCAGTTGCCAGTGGGATACTTCAAGCTATACCAAAAGCAACAGGGGCAATAAATAATATGATAAATGCTTTGCTGAGATATATCGCTTCATCTATTGGAGACTTCTTAAGCAAAGGTGGACAAATCATTGGAAGCTTTGTAAATGGTATTATTAGCGGCAAAAATCCAGTCGATGTTTTTAAGAATTTTATAAAAGATATCGCTGGGCTATTTGGACTAGATACACTTTATGAACAAGGTTCCGCAATCATTAGCGGATTTTTTAATGGTTTGAAAGACAAATTCGAAGATGTTAAGAGCTGGGTAGGTGGTATTGGTAAATGGATTTCAGACCATAAAGGGCCTATTTCATATGATAGACGCTTACTCATTCCTCATGGTGGTTCAATCATGGAAGGGTTGGACGAAGGACTTCAAGACAAGTTCAAAAAAGTTCAAGCTAATGTTTCATCTATGGCTAACAAGCTAGCTGATTCGCTCACAGGAGGATTACCTTCGCTTGATACAGCATTAAATGCTAATGTTTCAAGTTCGATTTCTTATAGCCAAGCTAAGCTTACAAATTCTAATAGTGCAACACTTGCTGACAAAGTAGATAAGATGGCTGATGCTTTGATAGATATGAACGGCCGACAAGTCATCCTTGATGTTAATGGTTATAAGCTAGCTGTTGCAACATTTGGGGATTTTGAAAAAGTTTCTAAAGCAAATAAGACTAGAAATAATATGTTAGGAAAGAAAGGTGGGTAAATGTTTAGAGTTAAATATGGAAATGATTATTTAACCGACTATGTTAAATTTATCAAAGTAGAACGTGGAGTTGCGTCTGAAAATATTATTAATTCTCAAGAAAGTGCTTCTGATGGTGTTGAGATAATAAGTATAAAGCGTGGACCTAAGAAAATACCAATGACCTTTCATGTCATTGATGGTCTAGACGTTAATGTTGTTCGAAGAAAATTGGGGGAAATATTATCTACTTCTGAATCAAAAGAATTAAGTTTTAGTGATGAGCCAAACTATTACTATAATGCAGTACTTTCAGGAGAAATAGATTATACAGATGACGGATTTCTTGCTGATGGTGGATTTACTCTCTTGGTTAGAGATGGAGTAGCTCATAATAACAGTAGAGCAACACTTAATGAAGAAAATAGTGGTGGAATAAATGGGACAATTGAAAAGCAAGCGAATGGAGATGTTAAACTTACTCTTATAAATCATGGTACTAAACCGGTTTTTCCAAGATTCACTATCACTAATAATCACGATAATGGATTCATCTCTATTGTTAGTCCAACGGGTGTTTTTGCAATGGGTAAGCCTGAAGAAGCTGATGGTAAAGATGTCCAAAGGAGTGAGGTACTCTATGATAGTAAATCAGATACTGAATTTGCTAAATTCAAATCAGCTGCTGGACAGCCTCACCCTGAATGGGCTGGTGCAGGAACAAATGGAACTATTGGGTATCAAGAATATAATTATAAGTCTTCCAATGGGCAACAGAAAACAATGAAGGGTGTTAAGTTGATTAATCCTGGAAGTCAGACAGGTTTTCGTGGAGGCATGGCAGAGCTTGTCTTACCACCAGATTCAAATGGTGATTCTGGTGCAGTTAATTTCTATGCTTGGTTCAGATTATTTACTTGGGCCACTGCACTTGGACAAACTGGAGTCATGCAAATTCTATTCACTGATGAAAATGATAATTTCGTGGCTGGTTATGGGACTCTAAAGGATGATAAAACAGGTAACACAGGTACTGTTGGCTTTTGGATAGGTGGTGATAAAAAAGGACAATGGAAACATATTCCTTATGTCGCAAATAATGGAGAACAAACTAGATTAAAAGATAATAATACGATGCTTAATGATAATCGAGGGCAATTAGACTTCGCTAAACAAGGAGCAACTCTTGGTTTTTATTGGAAAGGTGGTCATCAGACAAAGGTAGTTCCAGAACTTGAAAATGTAGCAATCCATAAGGTTAAGTTCTTTTTTGGAAATTGGTCTCCCAATATAAGCCCTAAAGGAACAATGACACACATGGTTATTCGCGAGTTTTGGTGCCGTAAAGATTTCGTTAAAAAGTGGGACGATCTCCCGAATAGATATAAAACTGGTTCAATTCTAGAAATAGACATGGCTGATGGCACGATACTTAAAGACAATATCCCTTCAGCTACTGAAAAGTTAAATAATTCAAAATTTTTTTCAATACCGCCTGGAGAAAGTACAGTTGAGATATCAAGCTCTTCTTGGAATAATGTAGCTCCAGATGTTGAAGTATCATGGGAGGAGGTATTTTTATAATGCTCATAAATGTTTTAGATAAAGACTTAAAAGTTGTTGCATTTATTGATAATGAGGTTCCAAACCTCCCAAACTATTATGAAGATGAATTTAATGAATACTTGGATTTAGGAACTTGTTCATTTGATTTTACTGTTAAAAAACTTAACGAAAAAGGAGAAGTTAATGATTATGTGATTTATTTAAATGACAAGACTTGCTTCTCTTTTATTAGAAACGGTAAAGAATATGCAGTTTTTCCGGCGGGTTCTAGCGGATTTTATGAAAATGATTTTGAAATAAGATACCAATGTCTTTCACTGGATAGAGAACTTTCTTTAGAATATGTTGGCAAACTAGAGAATACTACATCTCATAATTTAGAATGGTATATAAATAATTCAGCTATTATTTCAAACTCTCAAATTGAAATTGGTGTTAATGAAGTAGCTAGTCAAACAAGAGTATTGAATTACGATGGTGAGGATACTAAGTTGAATAGATTGCTTTCTTTAATCTCCAACTTTGATGCTGAATTTGAATTTGTAACTAAATTATCATCTTCTGGGGCAGTAGATAAAATTATTTTAAATATTGTTCGTGAACGTGATGAGGAAGGAAACTTCGGTATTGGTTTAAATAGAAGCGATGTTTCTTTAACTTATGGTAAAGATGTTTATGGAATCGAAAGAACTTACGATTTTGATTTTTTTAATTATTCAGTTATTACGGGAAAAGACGGTCTATCTTGGTTTTCGAACTCTTTTAAATATTACAATTCCGAAGGAGTTTTAGAGTTTTATAAACCTGCAAATTCTCATGGAGCCATGGCCCCGCTCTCTGCTGAAAAATATCCAGCACATCTAAAAAATAATGCTTCTGACAAGTATATAAGAAAAGATTTTAACACGGAATATACTACTGTTAATCAAATGTGGGGATATGCTGTACAACAGTTTAAGGCTCATGCTTATCCAAAGGTATCATACACAATCAAAACTAGTTCAAAACTAATAATAGAAACTTTTGAAAACTCAACGCCTTTAAACATAGGGGATACGGTAACAATTCAAGACGATAATTTTATTAGTGAGTATGGTAGTTATGGATTAATTTTATCTGCACGAGTAGTTCAAATAAAATCATCCGAAAGTAATCCTGAAAAAAACGAGATTATCTTTAATAACTTTAAAGAGTTGAGAGGCGAAATATCAGATGATTTACTTCAAAAAATGAATGATTTGATTTCAGAGATTACTCCTTATCGTTTAGAAATTAATACAACAAATGGAGTTCAGTTTAAAAATGGCACTGGATCAACAACTTTATCAGCACATATCTACAAAGGTTCAGATACGACTGAAACAACCGCTGACAGCTACGAATGGTCGAAGGACGGAACGATTGTTGCGAACGCTCAGACTATCACAGTTGATGCAAGCGGAGTTGCGAATAAGGCTGTTTATAGCTTTAAAGCAACGGTTGCGGGTAAAGTAGTCGCAAATCAGTCGGTTACCATCACTAATGTAGATGATGGAACAAATGGACGTTCTGTTACAAACGTTTCTCAAAAGTGGCGTTTGACAACGACTACTACAACACCAACGCAAGCTTGGTCAGACGCAGGTTGGCTCACTACTCAACCAACAACGACAGCTACTAATAAATATCTATGGTCTATCACTCGAACAACTTTCAATTTAGCACCTTTAACGCAAGATGTTATTGAACAAAAAGCAGTTTATGGTGATAAAGGCGATAAGGGAGATACTGGAAATGATGGAAGAGCAGGTAAGGACGGTGTTGGACTACGTTCAACCACAGTTACATATACTATATCTTCAAGCGGTACAGTTACACCAACGACTGGTTGGACTTCACAAGTCCCTACCCTAGTCAAAGGTCAGTATCTCTGGACGAAAACAGTCTGGAATTACTCAGACGGAACAAGTGAATCGGGATATACAGTCTCTTACATTGCGAAAGACGGGAACAACGGTAATGATGGAATTGCTGGTAAAGATGGAGTAGGAATTACAGCAACTACAATAACTTATGCACAATCAACAAGCGGAACGACAGCACCAAGCAGTGGCTGGACTTCCACAGTTCCGACAGTTGCAGAAGGTAGTTATCTCTGGACTAAGACTGTCTGGACCTATTCTGACAGTACGAGTGAAACAGGATATTCTGTTGCAATGATGGGAGCAAAAGGCGACCAAGGTATTCCTGGACCTAAAGGCGCTGACGGAAAAACGCAATATACACATATCGCATACGCAAATAGTGCTGATGGCACGGACGGTTTCACCACTGTTTATCCAAATTTGAATTTGTTGACTGACAGTAAAGAGTTTAAAAATAAAAGTGTTTCAGAAACAACAGTAAATACAAGCATAACTTCTTATGATAGCACAATTGTCAAAGAGGGCAATGAAACGTATTTGCATTACTTGAGAACAGATTCTAATTATAACGACTGGTTTAGGGCTTTTTTAGTTAGAAATGGAAATTCAAACTTTTCTAACGTAGACGTTAAAGGGAATACAGAGTATACTTTCAGCGTATGGCTTAGAGGTACAGGGGCACACGTAGTTTATGCTTACCAAGGTTGGACAGATCCATGGAACGCAAACAAAGCAATTACATTGACAAAAGAGTGGAAATTATACACTTTCACAGTTTTAACACGCTCAAAAAAAGAATTGAACACAAAACCATTTATTCAGTTTTTCATTCGTTCTGATAATGTGGGGAGCGAAATTAACCTTAAATATCCTAAAGTTGAAGAAGGTTCAACCGCCACACCACACATGCCCTCAGCTAGTGAAGTAACAACTGCTGACTGGCCAAGCTACATTGGTCAGCGCACAGATGATAAAGTATCAGATAGTACCAATCCAACTGATTACATTTGGAGTCTGATACGAGGAAATGACGGGAAAGATGGAGCAACTGGTAAAGACGGTGTTGCTGGTAAAGATGGCGTTGGTATCAAAAACACTGTTATCACGTATGCTATTTCAACAAGCGGAACGACAGCACCAAACACTAGCTGGACAAGTTCTGTTCCCAGTCTCGTAAAAGGTCAGTATTTATGGACGAAAACAGTATGGACATACACGGACAACTCATCTGAAACAGGTTATTCAGTATCTTATATTGCAAAAGATGGAAACAACGGTAATGACGGAATTGCTGGTAAAGATGGTACAGGTATCAAAACTACGACCATTACATACGCAGGCTCAACAAGTGGAACAACGGCACCAGCAAGCGGTTGGACTTCCGCAGTTCCGACAGTTGCTGCAGGTAGTTATCTGTGGACTAAGACATTATGGACGTACACAGACAACTCATCTGAAACAGGTTATTCAGTCGCTAAAATGGGAAATAATGGAACACCTGGTCTGCAAGGCCCTCCTGGAAGTAATGGTGATCCCGGTAAAATCGTTTCCGATACTGAGCCAACTACACGTTTTAAAGGTTTAACTTGGAAATATTCAGGTACGTCTGACCTTAGAGCTAGTGATGGAACAGTTATATTATCTGGCACCGAATATTATTGGTCGGGAACTAACTGGATATTAAACGAAATAAATGCACATAATATCAACGGTGATAATCTAAGTGTTACAAACGGAACCTTTACCGACGGAAAAATAAAAAGTGCATGGAACTCAGGTGCAGCATCGGGTAGCACAGAAATTGAAAATAGTCATATTAATATGAGTGCAACAAATTCATCAAGTAAAGTGACAAATAGTTTAGGACTGGATATCCAACAAGGTTTTGGGATGCGTTGGACTGATCCAGCTTCTAATCAATCAAGATCAGTTTCACTTGATTATGGAAACTTGGCTTTTGATAGAAATGGAGTAGCAGCAGGACTAAACTTTGATGGGTCCAATTTATCAAGCTCTATGCCTATTCAAGCCCCGAACACAATTGTTAAGTCAACTCAGTTTAGCGTTAGTGGGATAGGAATCCGTTTAGACCGAATGATGTCATTTGTTGCAGTTACTTTTTCAGGGCGAGCTTCTTCAACGATTAACAACTCTCCAACAATTATCAATGTTCTTCCAGATGGATTTAGACCAATTAGTCCATACTCAATAGACTATATGGTACCTGATAATACAGCTAATAATGGTTATATCTATTTTAATCCAGATGGTTCAATTAGGATTATGGCAACTATTAATAGTGGTTATTACATTAGGGGAACAAGATTTTATATCACTAATGATGTTTATCCATCATAAAAAAGAAAGGAATTTATTATGACAGTAAAAGCAACGGGCGAGTCTATGAATCGCGAATTTAGAAATGAAAATGGAGAAGTAATTGTTTCATCATCAGCCAATGTTGGAATAAATACTATCGGATCAATGACCCTTACATTATTAGATGCTCAAAAAATAAAAGATTCAGAAACAATTGTAGAAGAATTAAAAGCCTTAATTGATGATGTGCTGGCGATGTCTGCTAAATACTTGAATTAGAAAGCAGGGGTTATGGAATTAGAACAACTTGTGGAGCAACACGAGGACAAACTCAAGCAGCATGACAAAGAATTATCCCGGCTTAATGATATGTCAGTTGAAATGCAAAAGCAGATGAATGATGGCTTGACTCGTGTGGATGAATCCAATCGCTTTTTAAGAGAACAGAATACTCGTCAATCTGAGCAGAATGCTCAAATACTGCAAGCTGTTATCAAAGGCAATGAAAGCTCAGATGAACATCAGTTTCAGTTGAAATTACTTGATAAAACAAACTTTTGGAAGTTGACGATTGGAATCGGCGGTTCTGCAGCAGCAATTTTTGCAGCATTAACTGAAATAATCAAATTATTTTTTAAATAAAGGAGAAAGAACATGAAAACAATTGATAAAGGCACACTTACACGTACAATCTTACTTGTATTAGCGTTAGCTAACCAACTTTTAACAGCTTCAGGACACTCTGTAATTCCAATAGATGATGCCACAGTAACAAATATCATCTCAACTGGTTTCACCGTAGCAACTGCACTCGCTTCATGGTGGAAGAATAACGACTTCACTCATGCAGCTAAAAAAGGAACTGAACTTACTAAAAGTTTGAAAAATGGTGATAGCGTTCAAGTGGTTAAAGCTTCTGACGCTGACCACGAATTCACAGAAGGAGGCGAATAA